ACAAAGGGTAAATTGGAAACGAAACAACGTCTCAGAGCGGCACAATTGAAGTTGGCTCTTAATGGTGACCGAACACTTCTTATATGGTTAGGTAAGAATATATTAGGACAATCAGAATCTCCTATAAGTAATGAAAGTACACAAATACTTCCATGGATTGAAGAAACAAAAGAAGACTAACTTCTAAAAAAAGATATGCAGTTAACAGATATACAGAAGGATATATTAGATAATCCTTCACGTTTTAAAGTAGTAGTTGCCGGCCGTAGAGGAGGCAAGTCATATGCTTCTATAGCCTATCTGGCTAAACATGCTCGTTATCCTAATTCAAAATGTATGTATATAGCACCTACGTATTCAATGTGTAAGCAAATTATATGGCAAGACTTAGTTGACTTACTCAGAGAACGTCAATGGCTAAAGAAAGTCAATCAATCAGATCTAACTGTAACACTAATCAATAACAGTCAGATATTCCTACGTAGTGCAGATACTCCTGACAGAATCAGAGGTATTGGTGTGGATGCTGTTGTTATAGATGAAGCCGCTGATATACCTAAATTGCAAGACACTTGGCAAGCAGTTATAAGACCCACACTAGCAGATAAAAATGGACATGCACTAATAATCAGTTCTCCTAAAGGAAAAGGCTTCTTATATGACTTATATAACAATGCTAAAACACAAACAGAATGGCATAGTTGGCAATATACTACAGCACAAGGTGGCATAGTCTCACAAGAAGAATTAGCCCAAGCCCGTATAGATTTAGACGAAAGAACTTACGCTCAAGAATTTGAGGCTAAATTCGTAGACTATGCAGGCAGAATATACTATGCATTTGGTGAACATAATATAACTGAAATACCCTACAGTAAAGACATCAGAGTACCATTACATTGCGGAATCGATTTTAATGTCTCGCCAGGCTGTGCTGTTATAGCCATACAACATCCTAATGGCTTACATGTTATAGATGAAATAGAAATATGGGGTACAGACACAGACACTATGGTTAAAGAAATACAGGATAGATATCCACAACGTAAAGTATTTTGTTACCCAGATGCCAGTGGTGCACAAAGGCGTACATCAGCGGGTGGGAGAACAGATCACATCATACTGAAGAACGCAGGATTCCAATTGCGAGTAGGTTCTATCAATCCTAGTGTAAAAGATCGCATTGCGAGTGTAAATAGTGTATGTAAGAGTATTGAAGGCTTCAGTAAATTAACTATTGACCCTAAATGTAAAAAGGTGGCAAATTGTTTACAAAAGCATGTTTATTCAGAAGGTACAAGACAACCGGAAAAACATAGTGGATTAGATCACTTTAATGATGCACTGGGTTACATGGTTAATCACTTGTATCCTGTAAGAATAAAACAAACAGTTACTCACAAAGGAATAAGCAGAGGATTTTAAAATGGCAAACGTAGAATATATCATAAAGGTCATAGAGCCTGATAAAGAATATCTAAAAACATTCAAAACATTTACACTAGACGATTGTAGACAACAGGCACAAGAATACTTATGGAGTTGTCCTGACGATACTAAGTACATATATGTTACAACTAGATTAACTGATTCAGCATGATAGACCCAATGACCCTAATTACAGATGTAAAACCAGCACAAAATTTAAATAGGTTAACTGATGTAGAACAAAATATACAAGCAGTAAGAGGCGAATTTGTGGGTAAACCGGAAATATGCCATACTCTAGTCAAACACATAATATATTTGCGTAGAGGCATAGACGTAACACAAAACAGTCTGGAGTTCTTTAGATTAGTACCCACATACTTAAACACATTCCTTAAACATTTTGATGTTAGATGGTTATTGAGTATATGCGACACTTATATAGACCATGGTGACGAACAAAGTAGTGCAATCGCAATGAACATAGTAAACATAGTAAATGGTACTAACATAACCAATACTATATTACATACTTGCAAAGACCCTAACATGATTATAAAGCAAACAGACGCAAAGTATCCAACATGGGGCGGTATGATAACATGTGATATTGTTACAGGCGACACAATACACAATATGATGGTACGCAATGACAAAGTTATTGAACGTAATCACATCTTAAATAAAATATGGTGTGAAATAAAGAGCAGAGGCAGAGAAGAACACAATATTCCAATAAATCATATATGTAAAGCACATAGTAATTCAGAATGGAGGACATATTTCAAATGATAGATATAGTATGTTTCAAATGGGGGCCAAAGTTCACAGCAGACTATGTGAATAATCTATATAGAGCAATACAGAGAAACACCACAGTAGAACACAGATTTATATGTTATACTGATGATCCAGAAGGTGTAGAATGTGAAACAAGACCGTTTCTTATAGATTTACCAGTATGGTGGTATATTATAGGCTTAACCAATCCAGAACATGATCATGCAGACAAATTAGTATATATGGATTTAGATACTATTATAACAGGTAACATAGATCACATATTAACACTGGATAAACCATTTGCCACAATAAGTGATTTTGGTTGGTTATCAGGCTTACAAACAGCATATATTATGTGGAATAAGTCTGTAAGAGATTCAGTATGGGAATACTTTACTACAAAGTATGAACCTAAAGATTATCCTAATTTAGACTGTGATTACACACAATGGGGCGGTACTAATCAGTTCTTAGAAGAATGTATGGGTGTAGTAAGAATAAACCAAAATCCTATACCTGCCATAAAGTCAGCACCACCAGTAGTAAGATTACAGGATGTATATCCAGGCGAATGTGTTAGTTACAAAGCACAAGGCTTACAAAATGTGCAACAACTTGATGAGGACATAAAAATGGTGTTCTTTCATGGTAGACCACAACCGCATGAAGTGGATAATGAATGGTTAAAGAAACATTGGAATTAAATTATAAAGAGGAGAAGATATGAAGGTATTAGTTACAGGAGGAGCCGGTTTTATAGGTTCTTATGTAGTAGAAAAATTACAGGAAAGAGGTCATACACCAGTTATATTTGACCATTATAACAGACAGGAACAATACCCTTGTCCAGTTATATTAGGCGATGTAAGGGACGATATGGCTGTCACAGAAGCAATGAGTCATGTAGATGGCTTTATACATTTAGCGGCAGTATTGGGAACACAGGAAACAATAGATAATCCAAGACCAGCGGCACATAGTAATTTAATGGGCGGACTCAATATATTACAAGCGGCGGCACAATACAACGTTCCTGGTGCATATATAGGCGTAGGTAATCACTGGATGAATAATCCTTACAGTATTACAAAAACAATGATTGAAAGATTTATTGATATGTATAACAAAAACAGAGGCACTAAAATAAATATAGTGAGAGCAATGAACGCCTATGGTCCTCGCCAAAGAGCAGTACCACCATGGGGCGACAGTAAAGTAAGAAAGATTACTCCTTCATTCGTATGTAGAGCATTAGAAGATATTGATGTGGAAATATACGGTGATGGTTCACAAGTAAGCGACATGGTATGGGTAGGTGATGTAGCACATGCTTTAGTTGTAGCATTGGAAAAAGCAAATGAAGATATTGTATTTCCAGAAGTAGTAGAAGTAGGTCCTGCAAAAAGCAGTACAGTTCAGGAAGTAGCACAACTTATAATAGACTTAACAGGTTCCAAAAGTAAAATAATTAATTTACCTATGAGACCAGGTGAAACAGAAAACAGTATAGTAAGTGCTAATGTAGACAGTCTTAAACATGTAGACATGTCAGAAGAATCACTTACTGATTTACTACCTGGAATGCAACAAACAATAGAACACTTTAAACAAATAATTGAGGAGAAATAATGAAATTACCAGAATACTTAAACAAAGAAAGCACACATGTAACATTGGGTGTAAACACAATGAGTCTTGTAGGACTAAGTCTTACTTGGGGTCATATGTTAGGTATGATTAATGTATGGTTCTTACCATTAACTATACTAACATTACTAGCAGGATTCGGCAACGAGATACGCAAAAGAGTCTAACATGGATGACTTTACTAAAAAGAGTGTAGAGAAGTTCGATAAAAGTACTGTAAGAGCCGCTGAGAAGTTAATAGACAGTTCACCAGAACTAAAAAAGATCAGAAGTATAAAAGACGGTTTAAAGCCCTCAGAGATCACTACAGGTGTTAATGATCAACAATACAAAGACAACTATGACAAGATAAAATGGGGTAAGAACAAATCAAAGCCTTCATTTAAAGTTCGTGTCAATGGTAAGGTTATAAATGATGAAGAAGAGTAATTGGCATGGTGGAAAAGGATCTACACCAAGAACAGATACAAACAGTAAACAGTATCAGGATAATTGGGAAAAGATATTTGGTAAACCTAGACCAAA